ATACGTAATAGTCAGATGCTACTGACTAACCCTCAATACTGTGTTGCGTTCCCTGGCGGACGCGGTACGGCCGATATGATGCGTAAAGCTGCCTTACACGGATTAACGGTTTACGTACCTTATAAATAATAGTTGACAGCGATACATTACCCGCATATATTACTCCTACGGGCGGCATGGGGCCGCCTTATACGGAGCACGAATACAATGACTGAAAAACATACTGGGCTTTAAGCGTTGAAGATTCAGCGCAATACGCCCATGCTAAAGACGCTCAGATTAACGCACAAAAAGCGGCTAAAGAACACGTTCAACAATTTATAAAATGTGACGGTGTTTTTATATCAACTACCGGTACTGTCTACCTTGGTTACAAAACTAAACCTGACTTACCCGATCTGAAAAAGAAGCCTGACGGCGACCATGAAGGCTTTGCGTTATACACAGCCCGAGCTAAAACGCTAACGGCTGACATATTAAGTCAGGCCAGAAAATTAGCTTCTGAGGCGGTCAATTTTAGCGACTTCTGTCGTACATTGTGGCCGTTAGCAGTACGTGAGGTTATGGGTTCAGGTAACAGTCCGCACTCGTTTACATTAACGCGCACGTCGTTTGGTTGGCTTTCAGATCGCGTAGTGATGATGTTACCTTTTAGCGATGAAGAAGCTATAGATACGTCTATAGTCCCGCTAGGATTTGTGGAGTTAACTGTATCTCAATACGCTGAGTTAAGCCGTTAACCGACGCCACACAAACAAATTGCCCGCCGCGTGCGGGCTTTTTTTTACGCCTACAGGTTACTAAATTGTTAATCTCATCTTTTCTGTTAACACCAAAGTAACACGCGGTATATCAGCCGCCTGCAAATGTTAATCTCAACTTGTAGCAGCAACATAAGTTAACAGATTGTTAATCTCAAATCCTAGCATTAACAATTCATCTACAACACCGTTACCCACATCAGGTAAAATTGTTAATCCCAGACGTAGCATTAACATTGTTAACAATTATTTAACCATGAAATCTAAATGTTTGTTCTATTAGTGGGTACAGAAAATAGTTTGGATATTGCACTTTAAAGTAAACCTTGCACTTTAAAGTGAAAGACAGAAGTGCTTGATTCCACACGTAAAATCCCTACTTCTTTTACTTCTTATATATTTTTCTTATAACTTTTATAAATAAAGAAATAGTATATAAAGTATACAATAAAGAGATATTAGAAAAGATATATAGAAAATGTATATGAAGTGCAAGGACTTCTTTTAGGTACAACTTCCATTCTGTTAACAAACTCATAACAACCCGTTGTTGTGGCAATCCGCGCCGAGTTGCGTTACACTGACCCTACCAAAACTTACAGGAGCTTAACCGATGACCGACCTGACCGTAGAGCAGCGTCAGGACCTACCAGAACTGACAGAACGCCAGAAGCGTGCAGCAGCTGAACTGAACCCGTATCAACTGGAATTCGCTAGGCGGTGGTTAGAGCGTCACGTTTCTGGCGATTCTGAGGCCGCGTGCTACCTTGCAGCGTATCCAAACGCTTCGGACTACAAGGGGGCCAGCGTAAACGCCGGACGCATCCTGAAGCTTCCCAAGGTGCAAGAATTCATCGAGGCAATGCAGGAAACTGGAACACTCAAATCAACCGTTGCGACGCTGGAAGAAATCCAGGAGCAGCTGACCGAGACTATCCGGGCTGACATCACGGAGATCGTCGAGTGGGATACCACCGATGCGGGTGAGCCGATACCAGTGATTAAAAATCTGTCCGAGCTTGAACCGCGATTACGCCGCTTGGTCAAGTCGATTACGTGGACCAAGAACGGCCCGAAAATCGAGCTACACGACGCCAGCAAAGCGCAGGACATGCTGATCCGGATGCAGGGGGGCTACAAGGACCGCCTAGAGCTTGGGGGTTCGGTCGTAAGCGCTACGGTTGAGCTGGACGCATCCGACCCGCTCAAGGCTGCTGCGGATTACACCGCGATGATCAGGGGGCTTGACGCCGCTGGCGGAAAGCGTTAATCTGAATTGACCCCGACGAGTCTGGACGCTCCGCCAGCCGTCGGTGTGTCGCTTAACCGGAGCAGGAGTGTGGATATGCGTGAAGTTGACTGGGGTTTGAACGTAGGCGGTGGCGGCGGTAACGTCGAACAGGACTGGGGTTTAGACCCGTAGCCGCACAAACAATCGGAACGGGAATCGGTACCTTGACTGACCGTTCGACGCCTTAAGTGGCACCAAGGACTCGTAAACAACGCGGAGCAGCGATGTTATCGGACCTTAACCGCCACACCACGAACAATCGGAGCAAACGATATGGTTGATTCTTACAGACCCTCCAGAATATACGAATTTGGCGGAGATATTACCGACCCAAGTTTAGGTGTGGCAGAAGCCCACAGCCCGTTAATCTGCGCTGAGGCGCATAACCCAGCTTTCCGCTGGGAAGCGGGCTCGATGTATAACTCAGTCGAAGTACCAGATGGTTATATCGCCGAATATGTTTTAGGCGACCCGAATCCGATGTTAATCCAGATTTCAGGACACCGCCACGTGCAACCACACCAAGCCCGAGTAATCACTGAATCCCAGTACATCGCCACACGCCTTACAGCGCTTCAAGCGTTTATCAAGTCTGACAGCTACCAGTCTGTGGACACCGCCGAGCAAGGTCGATTGCTGCGCCAAGAGCTACTCATGGTTGACCTGCTGGCAGTGCTTAACGAGCGGATAGCGGCGTGGTAACCACCCAGCGCCTTGAGCATTCCCAGTATATCCTAAGCCGCATCGAATCATGGCCGCCGCTATCAGCCGCGCAACCAACACACCGAAGCGGCTCGCTGCTGTTACGCGGTAATAACGTGTGGGACGGTGAGCGGTATGTACCAGCACCAGCAGTTACGGTGAGCTGCGCAGTACCGTTAGAGTTTGACAGGGGTGATTGGTCGCGTTGCGCCCCGTAGGGCGCTTCTGGTGGTTAAAAGTCACCATCACCAATGCTAATAACTTCACTATAGCTAAGCGCTATTAAGTCTTGTTGAGGGTCACCGTCTTGGCTATGACTTGCTCCGAGCATCAAACATAAGCCCCCAGATGCGGTATAAAATGTAGCGTCCGGAAAGCTTAATTTAACCTCATCAAGCAAAGCAGCCAAATTCTTAACGGCTTTATTCATACGTCTTTCCATTGTTGGGATTTTTTCACAAAGAAAGTCATTAGCTGATGTGTACTTGCCATTGTTTAGCAGCTCTAAAACATCATCTTCAAAATAAGATTTCATTTTAATTTCCTCAGTTGTTCGCATTATTGCGTTGCTTAACGATATCCGCACCACATTCAACTGTCAACCACTATTTTAAAATATTTCACCACTGCCCCACGCATGGTAAACTCTTACCACTACAGGAGCACACCTTATGAGATGGCTAGACCGTTACGCCGATGACAGCCGCGTATGGACGCATGAAAACCGACCCGATTACGGCAAGGAATACGCACGCCGCGCTAAGCTGCTCGGTATCCTACGCACCGACCCTAAAGCGCGTGTAACGACCCTAGCACATTACCGTAACTCACCGGTTGATTTTATCCTCGACTGGATAACCACGTATGACCCGCGTAACGCATCGCGTGGTATGCCTACTACCATGCCGTTCTGTATGTTCCCACGCCAGATAGATTACGTTCAGTTTCTGCACGAATGCGTACAGGACGAGCAGGGCGGACTGGTCGAGAAGTGTCGGGACATGGGCGCCAGTTATGTGACGCTGGCTTATGCTGTGTGGGCGTGGCTATTCATGCCTGGAACTGCTATCGGCGTCGGTAGCCGTAAGGAAATTCTTGTAGACCGCATTGGCGATCCTGACTCACTGTTGCAGAAAGTCCGCGATATGATCGACATGCTGCCGCGCGACTTGTTCTGGCCGAAGGGTTTTAAGCCGAAAGACCACATGCCGAGCATGAAGATAGTTAACCCAGCTAACGGCGCTATCATATCTGGTGAGGCTGGCGATAATATCGGTCGTGGCGGTCGTAAGATGATTTTTATCACCGATGAGTCGGCTCACTACGAGCGGCCAGAGCTTATCGAAGCTGCACTTGCTGATAACACTAACGTGCGTATAGATATATCCTCTGTTAACGGCCCAGGTAACGTATTCCATCGCCGTAGGATGGCTGGCGAAGTGTGGGAGCCCGGCAAACGCATGACGCCTGGTAAAACCCGCGTATTTATCATGGACTGGCGCGACCACCCTGCGAAAGACCAAGCATGGTACGACGCCCGCCGCCAGCGTGCAGAGGATGAAGGTTTGCTGCATAAATTCGCGCAAGAAGTTGACCGCGATTATAACTCAGCGGTGGAAGGCGTGCTGATACCGTCTGCATGGGTACAGGCTGCAATCAACGCGCATGAACGGCTGGATTACTGGGAGCCGTCGGGCATGTGGGTAGCAGGTCAGGACGTTGCAGACAGCGGCGGGGATGTTAACGCGCTGGTCATTGCTCAGGGCAGCATAGTAAGGTACACCGAGAAAGACGGCCGCGAGGTTGACCAAGCTATACCGCACCTGATGCTGACTGCCACACTATGGGGCGTTAAGGTGTACCAGTACGAGGTGACAGGGGTAGGTACGGCGCCTAAAGTCGCTGCACGCCAGTACACGCAGTTTGAAGCCATCCCGTGGTCACCTTCAGGCGGCGTGGTGAATCCTAACGCGGATGACATCGCCGGTACGCAAGTGGG